TACTCCGGTGGCTACTTGTAAAGTAGCATGAGGAACAAGGGTTGTTGCTGTACTTGGGCCTCCGTAAGGGTCGCTTATAGTTGAAGAGATTACATCAGGAAATCCACCTAACCTAAGAACAGAAACACACACGTTGTAGTGGACTACGCTTCCATATTCGTTGGAAGCCCCTAAGTAAGGCCCACGGGACTCAATCGTTATTGTGCCTGCCCACATTTCGGTGTCTGTCGTAGCCATTAAAATGGTAAACACATCTGTCACACCGTCATTAACAGTTGTTATTGAGTTTTGCATAACCCCCGTAGTTGATCTTGGGCCTTGGCTTAAATTCCCTAGAGAGTCAGCAAAAACAAAGGCTTGATCTGTTGTCGTATAGGCAGTGTTGTTAATTGTTCCTGACGCAGCAGTAAGTTTAGATGTACCGGTAGCTATTAAATTAGTAAGAGTAGACGTACCTGTAGCCCCCAGATCGCCTACTCCAGTTAGATTAAAACCAGCCCCATCTACATTTTCAGTAAAAGCGTTTAGGGTTGTGTCTACAGACCTTGGAGCAGAATTAGGAGTTTCAACACAAACTTGAGTAGCATATTTTCCTATGGCTATATTAGAAACTGTATTAGGATGAATACCGTCCTCTGTGCCATAAACATTCTGTACCCTATCTCCTGAACTTCCCGTGACATACGGTGTTACCTGTCCGTCAGGAACTGCAATGCTTCGGTATAAATTAGAGGCTACTCTAGAGTATAAAGCAAGTCCGTCAAAATCTAGCCACGCTTGCCCTACACCAGCCGATAACTGAGAACCCGCTGGCATATCCATAGAGAACCAGTGAGTGTATTGGTTTTTAGCCCAACCTCCTCCCGAAATTGCAACTACATTGCCGTTAGTAGTGGGGCTAGTACGGCTAGGGTCTAGCGTAGTCCCTTCGGCAGCACGTACAAAAGCTGTCATGTTGGCTACATAATTATCTTCAGCTTCTTTGTTTGTCCAAACAGAACCAGAAAGGCTGGATGTGTAAAGAGCGTCTCCTTGTCCCAAGGTATCGCCTACAAAGTCAACATAAGTTATATTGGAATATGCGGGGATTACTGGAGTAGTGAGTCCGTCAGTAGTAGTCTCAGGAGACCCTGCGCGTATAGACGTAAGAGCGTTGTTAACTGCTGTTGAGTGCCAAAACCACATATTGTTATTTTGAGTTATTGAGCCACTAATATCGTACAAGGAATCAGTATTGGCAAGGACATCTCCTTTTCCATCGGAAAGGCCGGGATGAACTAAAGCACTTGGTGCTCCACTCTGATAAGTCATAATTAAAAAAACAATACCCCCGTACATTTTTTGCATAGCATCAGCGGCAGCGATTGCGGGGGAACCTCTTTGGCCTCCACAGTACCCAACCATTCTTAGCCCGTCATTAACGCCAGAAGAATCTTCCCCTATTGGACGAGGGTTACCATAGGGCGTAGAGCTGTGGTCTACTACGCGCCACTTTATGTCAGTTACGAGTGTGTCGCTTGCAAGTGCTTGCCAAACATACACATTGGGATTATAAACTAAAGGAACGTCAGGCTCTTTTGTCATAAAGCCGCCAACATTACTGTTGCCAACCCAAGTCATTACTATGGGTTCGCCTTCTGGTTTGTCTAAAAATACATCGGAGGGAGATCGACCAAAACCTAAGAGAGAGGGGTCTCCAGCAGAATCCCCTACATAGAGTTTTTTGTCAGCAACATTTACAGCCAACTCACCTAAAGATAGGCTGCCATCGGCAGGCGCTGCTAAAGCCGTTGAACTGTTTTTAGTAACTAGCGTTGTCATACAAAAACTCCTAAAATAAGTAAGGCCCCTAAGAAATCCTAGGGGCCTAGTGTGTCAGAAGCTCTTAATTAAGGAGCTACTGCGATTACGACAGCCGCTTCGGCACGATACACTTGACGCCCGTACAGGCGGTCAGCAGTCATCAGTGTAGACAGAAATTCCTGCTTGTACTGAGTCTGTGTGCGGATACCTACTTGCTCGGCAAGAACGTAAGCGTCTTTGTGAGCCAAGAGAGTCATGCGCTCACTAGGAGTACCTGTTCCTGTATTTGCAACAGAAGGCACGTTAGTAGACACAAAGATAGGTACACCGTACAGGTTACCAATTTCACCCGTTGAGGTCTGCTTAAAGTTAACAAAGTCGCTAGAACTAAAACGAGTTAAGCCGCGAATTTGGTTTACAAGAGCAGGCGGAATAACAAAGAAACGACCAGTCATTGGTACGTTTGCATCGTCAAGCGTTTGGAGACCGTCACGCAAAGAAACGTCATCAAAAGCAAGGGATGCTGTTGTTCCGTTGTAAGCAGACAAAGCTCCAGCCGCTCCTACTTTAAACGCCTGAGGGCTTACCCAGTTAGCCTTATCTGTTGGGTCAAGGCTAAGAGCGTTACCCGCTTTAAGGCCTACGCCTAAATTAAACAACGAGGTGTCAACATTCTTAGCCATTGCAAAGCCAGCGTCTTCTGTGTAAAAAGAACGCAAAGAGCTAAGAGCCTGAGTCCCTGCAATGTCTTCAATCATGCGGGAATACTCAAAGTGCTGGTCAATGTTGATTTGCAAATCGCTTGTTTGGCCTGCAATCAGCGTTACAGCGGTTTCTGCAACTTTAGCTGAAGCTGTGCCACGATCAGGGATAGGGATATGAATTGTGTCACCCTTTTTGCCCTTCATTGACATTGTTTTAACTTTAGACGCAAGGACAAGGTTATTGGTGTAACTAGCCTTAATTTCGTCTGACCAAATTTCAGGAATAAATCCTGACGCTTTGGCAGCGGTTACCTGTGGTGTAACGGGTTCAAATGTAGCCATTTTAATTTCTCCTTAGAGAATAGGGGGTTATTTAACCCTCCCTTCGCTGTATGCTCTTAAAATTTCGTCTGAAAGAGCTTCGTAACGAGAAGGGTCGCTAACCATAAGTTTAATGAGGTCTGATCTACGATATACTTTACCACCTACCCTAGTGTTTGCGCTTCCTTGAGCACTGCCTGTCGAGGCAGCCTTAACTTGACTGCTCCTAGACTGCCTTTCTGCATTTATGGTTTGTACGGCTACAGCTCTTTGTGCTTTAAAGTTACTAAACAACTCGTCAGCACTGTCTGTGTCGTAGTTCTTATCGGCTCTTTCGTACAGCTCTTGGCGTACTTTAGACGATTGAACCCACTTTGTAAATGCAGGGTCGGCTGCAATCTCAGCCATGTCACTATGCTTCTCTTGAAGTTGTGCCATTGCAGATTGAGTTTGAGCAGTTCTTGCTTGACGCTCTGCTGCTATCACTGAGGGGTGATTTTCTATCGCTTTGTTTATGGCTTTCTGAGGGTCTTCAAAGAAATCTGTTTCTTCTTCTTCAGCTTCCTCAACGGCCTGTGGGTCATTATTAAGTTGTCCTTTAATGTAGCCGTCTACAAACTGCCTTAATTCCCCAACCTCGGAGCTCTGCTTACCAATCATGCTCTCAGCACTTTGGTGCATTTCTACAACGTCTTGAATAGACTTACCTCTATACTTCTCAGGTAACTCATATTCGGGAGGCTCTACCGTGTCTTGAACACTCAGTTCTTCCAAGGGGTCTGGGGCTGATTGTTCTAAGGTTTCTTCGGTATTTTGTTGAACTTCTACTAGGTCTTCTTCTTGATCCAAGATTTCTGCGCTCATTTAACTTTTCTCCGTGACCTTAGGCCATTATGGAATACATTTGATGTTAAGATTGTTCCCCGTGTCGGGCAACCTCACGCTGCTCTGCTTTGAGTCGCTTTTCTCTATCCTTAGCCCATTTTAGTGTTGCTCCCGGAAAAGAACCTGAGGAGCTTTCTAACATGAACCGGGGTACTGCTCTTACTTTTGTGCTTAGGAGGCCGCAGACTTTACATTCAACTACGGATGTTTCTCTAGGCACTAAAAGTTCTATTTCATGCCCTGCTGGGCACTTAAAATCATTCAATACTTTCATTGTAAGCCTCTTCTACCAAATCTTCGGCTTTAAGGAGGCTTTCTTCTAAATTTAAAAGAAAAGTAAGTATGTTTAACTGCCCTTTTCGATAAAACAAATCAGAAGAATCGGGACAGTCTTGTACAGAGTCTATAGTTTTAGCGGTTTCTAAAAGTTCACCCTCTAAAACTTTCCATCCCTCTGTAAGAAAAAACTCTTTGTACGTTGAAAAATACTTTTCTAGTTCTTCGGGAGTATCGTCCATGTATGCTACCTCTTATTTTCTTGCTTATAGACCTATAGTACCATAGATTTTAGCTTTTGTCAACCTTTTTTTGAGGTTTTGACGGTTTTGGTAATTCTAGTATCCTAACCCTCTCTTCTAAGGCCTCTATTCGCTCTAAAAGAGCCCCTGTTACTCTATTAACTTCGGTGTAAATTTTGTTTAAATCTCCAGCTAACATCATTATATAGTACCTCCGGGAGGTTGTGGTTGATTTTGTACAGGAACTTGTTTTTCTCTAATGTCTAAATCTCTTTCGCGTAAGGCAACTTCTGCAACTTTAATTCTCTTAGAAAACTCGTTATCGTCATCAGCCCCCGGTTGAAGATTTTTAGTTATAGCGTCAATCTTTTTAATCTCTAGTTCTTGAGGAGCTAACTGCGCTTCTCCAATGTACTTAGAAGCTCTAGCTCTGCTTTCCTCTGCCTGAGCTTTGGCGTAATCAGTCACTGCCGCTTGATTATCCATTTCCATTTGATGATGTTGTTTTTGCATTTCTTGTGCTTCAGGATTAGGCTCTGAAGCCTTTTGCAGTATTTCCACTAATTCATCTCGATTAGAAATATTCATAGACTCTACAATAGATTCTACAAGTTTTGGGTACATAGGGCTTTCGGGGCTCATGGTTTGCAGAAGCTGAACAAGCTGTGATACTTGATATTCCCTTGCCATAATACCTAGGGTACTTGTGGCTACAAAAGAATAATCTTTAATTGGGTAAAGCTCTGGGCTAAATTGCATAAGACGCCAAGCACATTTTTCTACAAAGGGTATCCAAAAGTTTTCTTGGAAATTAATTAGAGTTCTTTTTTGTCTTTTAATAATAGCCCCTAGCGACATACTTATGCCTGCTGCTGTGGCTTCCCCGTTAATAGCCCCGCCTATGCCTGAAGAATCCACAGAACCTGTGGCCTGTTGAACCATCTTTTGAAGTTCACCAGCTTGGGCAAAGGAAATTTGACTTACATCACCAAATTTGAAAGGCATAAGTGTCTCAGCGGGGTTACCGTTGGTCAAAATCATCTTTCCGGGAACTATTTGAGGCTTGTGGCCTCTGGGGATTTTGGTAGAATCCATAGCTAACATAGGGTGTATAGTGAGTGCTAAGGCGTCTATTCTGGCTCTAATTTCTGCGTCTAAGGCTTTTTGAGAGTTATAGGCTTTTTCTACTACGCCCCGTCCGTAAAACAAGCCCGGAACTATGTCCCACTGAAAAGCCACAATAGGCCTATCTTTCATCATGTAGGGGTTTTCTTCTGCTTTTAAAAGAAACTCTCCGTTAGCTATAATAACAATGGCTTCGACAAGCTCTCCTTCATCTTCTATATCGTCCATGTCATCTTGAGAGTCTAGAGCGTCAGACAAAGAATCTAATTCTTCTGCATTGTTTTCTTGTGCTTTTTGAGCTAAAGTTAACATAGACTTAGGGACTAATCCAAAATATTTTAAAAGCTCTACTTTTCCGTCTGTGTTAGGGTCTACGTCAATATCAGGATTAGGCTCTAAATCTGTGTCTACACTAGCAGAGCCTATAGCGCCTTTGATATAGACACCTGACCGTTGTAAAGCCTTAACGCTGTGCATAGGGACGTATTCTTGTATGGCTACTCCGTGGGCATCTTTAACAGAGGTAGCCACAGGGTCTATTCTAAAGTTTTTTATTAAGACAGGTTTCATTTTAACTACAGTCCTAGGCGTTATATTAACACCATAAGCCTGCATTTCCCCGCCCATAACCTCTTCAGAAGCGGGGGTAACTTCGTTTTCTTCCCCTATTACAACCTCAGCTATGCCTGTGCCCCAGACCGCAGCATTAATAAGGACTTCAGCGGTAGAGGCCCTAACCCTCTGTTTTCTCATATCTTCTTCTAGTTGGCGTCTTAAATAAGACATATCATCTTTAATTATGTCTTCTAAGCTCTTAGAGGCCTGTTGAGGCTGTTGTGGCATAGGGGGTTGACCCATAGGGGCCATAGGTTGAGGATTGCCCATAGGAGGCATTTGGGGGCCTTCTGGAGCCATAGGGGCCATAGGAGCCATAGGGGTTTGGTTAGCCTTTAACTTAGTAAGCTCTAAGTTATCATTTCTTATGTCAAAGTAATAGCCTTGACCAAAAGTAGCCTCTTCTATTTCACAAACAGCAGATTCTACGGCTTGTTGAGATGCTGGCGTAACTATGCGAGACCTTTCCATAAGTCTAGTTTTATCTGACTCGGCCCAAATACCTCGCCAAATTCTGTAAAACTCATCCCACTGACTAAAGTGATTAGACTCTACGTACTCTTGCCATTCTTGGCACAAGTTAATAACGTACCCTTTAAGAGAGCTATCCCCTTGTAACATACGAGAGTCTAGTTCGGAGTTTTCTTCTATTATTTCAACATCCATAATTTAATATCCTGAGGTTATGTCTAGGGATTCGTATTCATCGTCTAATTCTTCTAAATTCCAATAAGGTACAGTGGCTAACTGGTCAATGTAGCTAAGAGAATCTATTAGGTCATCTTTTACTAAATGCGAGGGGAACTGAAACAACTGATCTAGAAACTTAGCGTTCCAATCGCCCTCTGCTAAAGATACCCTACCGTGTTCCATTCGACCTTGTAGAGCCCAGATAATTCGGTCAGATTTCTTTTGGTTACCATGCGTAAGGGTCTGTACGTTAAAGTACCTATTCTCTCTACGCATAAGATCGCTTAGGGGGCTCAGTACGGCCTGTTGAGCTATCCCTCTTTCTATGCCTACGGCTATGGGCCTGTACTTTTTAACGGCTTTAAAGATAACTTCTGCCGTTTCTTTTAAGTCCCAGCGCCCATTAATAATGTCTTTAATCCACCAATGACCATCTTGACCTACGTTTACTATACTTATAGCTGTGTCATCAAGTCGGCTTTTTTTCTTTTTACCTAAAGTTTCAAAGCCTGCTAAATCTATGGCAATGTAGTAGTCACCGCCACTAGGGGCTTCATCGTCAAACTTTATCCATGTTTCTTTAAATATCTCAGAACCTTGAGCACTAAAGGATGCCTTAAATTCTTTGTTAAAAGCATAGGTACTCATAGAGCGTCTGGCTGCTTCTATTTCTTTGGGGTCTAGGATTGGGTTGTCAAAACTTGTAAAATGCCAAGCTGCCCAATCAGGGTCTTTTTCTGAGTCTGCATAGTTATAGAGGTCATAAAAGTGATTACGACCCTCAGGTGTACCTATAAACACTGCTTCACCTTTAAGGTCAGCTAACGCTGGTCGTAGAATCTCTTGCCATACGTCTGGTTTAATTTGCGCTATTTCGTCCATAACAAGAAACTTTAGGGACACACCTCGCATGGTGTCAGGCCTGTCACCCCCCTTTAACGAAATCATAGAGCCGTTGACTAGGGTTATTTGGAGGTTGTTTATGTGTGCTTTTTCT